GGTCTTCAGGTGTGTCGATTAGAAAGAGTAACAGTAGCGCCGGTTCTACTCTCTTAAAGTTAACCAGCTTAACGTACTGCTCGTACGTCTTACCGGAAATCTTTGACTTAGTCGTAAACTTTACCGTACCGTTGATTAGAAAGGAGTAGTATACGGCACTCCTTACGCTGACGAATGACTCCCAGTCTCTCGAGTTTAAGCGTAGGCCCCTTCTCACGCTGTACTGTTTTTTCGCGTAGTCTAACAGGTAGTCTAGCTTAGCGGAGAGTAGTACTCTCTTCATCTTAAGGTGTCTCCCTACTCACTGTAGAGCGTACATTAGGTAGTACGGAAACTGCATTATCGAGTACAGTAGGTGCGAGCAAAAGTAGTTTGATATACCGTACTTGCGTGAGTGCTTTCTCACGTACTCCGGGCAAGAGCACCTTGCAAATATTTCCGTAAATCCCAGCATGGAGAAGTATAGGAACAGCGTGTCGTAGTCTCTACTTAGTTCTAACGCAGTTCCCTTAAGCCCCGATATATTCAAATTCTTATCGTCAGGTATCTTTGCTACTATGTTCTGGATAGTCATACCGTAGTTTTGGTCCCTAAAGTTTGAGCTGAACTCAACTCTCCCCAACTTTCTGTCAACCTGGATGTTGCTGATGGAGAAGTAGTTGTTTAGTACTCTGTCTCTCACCCAGTTAAACACGTACTTAGCTTCTTGTTCTTTATCTCTGTTGTCTCTTATCTTGTATAGGTCTTTAGACTTACTCCTCTGAAACAGAAAGTCTAAACCAAACGGGAAAAATCTCTTAGACTTTAGGTAGTCGATGTTGTACCCTAGTAGTACTTCGGGACACTCCGTTAAGACTACCGACACCGCGGAGTTCTTAAGATCTACGTGCGTGTACTTAAGGTACGGACTCTTAACCTTGCTTAAGTCTAACCCGAGAGCTGACGCTCTCCGTAGTTTCTTACTCAATTGCGTAAAGTCGCGAGCGTCTCTCTCAGCGTCTTTGTACTTGAGTACGTTCCCACCGTAGCTGTCATTTAGAATGGAGAGCACTAGCTTGGAAAACTGATTTTCTCTTTCGTGTCTTAAAACCGACGGCAACTTGAGTGTCTCCTTTACGTCTTGAAGTTAATGCAAGAGTTTCGAAACTCGAGTAACTTCTTTATAAAGTCCCTCTTGTTTTCCTTCATATACTTAATCATGTTGTTCTCTCTCTTAACTATCTCTAAGAGCTGCTGCTTTTTAAACTCATCCATGTCATCCGTTAGCCTAATGTTGTACTTGTACAGCTTGTCTTCTATCTTTTCCTTGATCCAATCCCTAAACAGCTTGTACACGCTGTTGTTGGCTTCTTCGTCATCCGCTAAGTCCGGGTCAATCGTCGTAAGGTTCATTATCTCAATCAGGGTTGGGGAGTGTTTTATTAAGATTCTCTCCGACACTTTAGAGTTTATCAAGTCGCTAAAAAACTCAGCAAAGATTTTTTCAAAGCACAGCTTCTTTACCTTACCCGACAGTATGTTAAACGAGTGTGCTAGCACGTTCTGCTGTAGGTAATTTGCTTTATTGTCTCTTTCCAACGATTCAATGACTCTCTCGGCTTCCTCCGTCATGCTGTCTACTGACTCTAAGTAAAACTCTTCCCCTACACTACCTGAGTCGATTCTATCGATAACGTCGTTCTCGACACTAACAGCATCGTAGTTACTCTCTACGCTGTTACCAACAACCGTACTTATAAACAAGTCTTCTCCCACGCCGTCGTCATCGTCACTTACTGACTTAAGGTCATTTATCTTTACAGTGCTGTACTTTTCCCTCAAGTTTGTAATGTTGTAGTATATAGCGGAGCGGTGGCCAACCCCAACGAATATACTAAACATCACTTTTGACGTGTCAATCTTCGGTAGGTACTTAATGATAGCCAGCCACGCGTTGTTAACGGCTTCCTCAAACTCCGGGCTCTTCGGGTTTATAACCTTTGACCCAATAACCTTTCGAATACTTAGGTCGACTATAGGGTATATCTTTTCGAGTATCTCCTGCTTCTTTAGCGTGCAAATTTTAAACACCTTTGAGTTTTTACCCAAGTGAAACCAACCGATCAACTCGTATATCTTGTACTGTTCGATTAAGTCCTTTAGCTTGTACTCGTCTTCTAGAGTCAGCTGTATCCTATCGCTGTCTTCACTCTTCTCGGCCAGTACTAGAAACTGCTTTTTCTTTAGGAAAGACTCTGACTCTATTTCTAAACCCTGCCTGTAGTTTTTAACTATGTTGTATATCTCATACACTATCTCGTTAATCCTAAGCGACGAGTAGTTCTTTAAGGTAAATATCTTCTGCCTTAGCCGCTGGTTGTTAAGGACTAAGTCCACTAGCCAGTCGTCTTCCCTAAAGTTCCAGTTAAAGGCTGACTTGTCTATCATGCCTCTCATTTTGTTATGACACTACCACCTTAGGTTTAATTTTAGAATTATACACTAATTGTGAAATTAATACTATGCGGGCTTTTTATTAAATTTAACTTATCCATACAAGTTAAACTTAAATACATTTGCTACGTAGTAAATATTATTAAAAATGGGTGTTTAGATGAATACGGAAGAACTGTTAGAGAGTTTAATAAAGAACAGAAGAGACCCCATTCAGTGGATGGAGAGCAACGTTAAGATCCAGCACCCGGCCCACGGCTTGATACCGTTTAACATGTACGACTTTCAGAAGAAGATAGTCAAGCTGTTTCTAGCTAAACACTTTATCATAACGCTTAAGTCTAGGCAGATAGGCATGTCAACACTGGTACAGGCAATATGCTTGTGGAGCCTGCTACACTACTCAAACTACAACATACTCATCATATCCGCTGGTCAGCGCAACGCGGCTTCCTTTCTCTCAAAGATAAGAAAGATGTATGAGCTACTCCCAAACAGTTCTTGGAAGCTTAAGCTTGAAACAGACAACAAGCAGTCCCTAGTATTCTCCAACGGGTCAAAGGTAACAGCCCTCCCGGCTACTCGAAGCGCTTCTCTGGGTGAGTCTATTAACTTACTAGTCATCGACGAAGCTGCCTTCATAGAGAGAGTGGAAGATGTGTACCAGGCCGCGTACCCGACTATCTCTAGGGCGTTTAAGTCAAGTAAGGGAAAACCGTACGGAATCATAATTATCTCAACCCCCAACGGTATCTCCGGCACCGGTAAGTGGTACTACCAGATGTACGAGGGAGCGCTCAACGGGGACAACAAGTACGTTCCAGTCAGGGTACACTGGAGCGCGGTGCCGGAGTACGACGAGAGCTGGTACCTCGACCAGTGCAGCCAGCTAAACTGGAACTACAGGTCGATAGCTGCCGAGCTGGAGCTCTCGTTCGTGTCGTCTGGAAACACCTACGTTCCGGGGCAAATTCTAGACTCCATCGCTACGGTCGACCCAGTCATGACAGATTTCGACGGCCGCCTCTGGATTTTTGAGAACCCCGTTCCGGGTGAAGTCTACGTAGCCGGAGTAGACGTTGCGTACGGAGACAGAAAAGACTCGAGTACCGTTCAGATCGTAAAGGCTAGCACGCTAGAGCAAGTCGCTGAGTACGACTCTAACACGATAATTCCGGACAAGTTCGCCGACGTTGTTATCGACTTGACTAAGCGGTACAACAACTGCCTAGTCAACATAGAGAGAAACGCCGTGGGTAAGATACTAATAGACAAGATACTTAACAAGACTAACAACGGTATAGGCGTGAACTTGTTTAGGGATAAGTCGAAAAATGAGCTAACAGCGGGTTACGACTACGGTAGGGACTTGTACCGCTCGTCTATAGGAACGGACGTTACCGGCGTGTCTAGGGACATCCTTCTAGCCAACATGTACAACATCATAATCGACAAGTACACGGAGGCCGTGGACTCAATCATATCAGCGGAGGAGGACAAGTTTGACGCTAGGAGAAAGTTTGAGATGATCATGCAGAATAGGAGAAGTGACAGTGTAGTTAAGAAGTACGGGATTATAAAGTCGGAGAGGTTACACCACCAGCTTCTAAACTTTGTAGTAGACGAGCACGGTCGAGCCGACGGTCCTAGAACCGACTTAATATTTGCCTGGGTGCACGCGCTGTACGCTTTTACAAAGAGTAAGCAGCTGCTGCTAAGAAACTTTGCTAGTATACTAAGTCGAACCGTCGGTGTTGAGGACAGTAGGAGAAACCAGTTAGAGTCGATTAAGTTTGTCCAAGAGCACTCTAACTCTAACATTTGGAACTCGCTAAGACCCGAGGACATTCAGAAGATACTAGATGAAGAGTACGGTGAAAATTTAGAAATTAATAATGCTAAAAACGGCAAGGAGAAGCCTGAAGAATCATCGTCACTAAGCAACATTTACAAAGCATTCTACAAGGGAAAGTACTGAAGGGGTGAAGTGTAGTGAAGTACAGAGCGTTTATAGACTTTATACACAACGGTGTAAGGATTAAGGGAGGAGAAGTGTTTGACAGCGACGTAGTTAAGTTTTCTAAGGAAGACATTAACTTTCTTAAAGAGCAGAGCAAGATAGAGTCGGCCCAGCCTCTTGCTAAGCCAAAGCGGCTGTTAGATGAAATACTTTTATCTAAGCTTGAAGTTAGTGAACCGGCGCCTGAACCAGTCGTTAACGAAGAAAACACCGTCGGCATACTCATCGAGGGTCCTCGCACACCGAGTGATTCAAGCCTGTTTAAAGAAGACACAGCAATAGAGGAAGTAGATAAAGTAGAAGAGTTAGAAGCTGGGTTTGAGGAAGCGTTGTCTTGGGAAGAGAGTAACAACACGGCGGCGGTAGACATTCGGGAATCCGAGCTAGCTAAGCTAAGCAAGGTTAAGCTGGTAGAACTAGCGGAAAAGCTAAACATCGATACTGAGGGTAAGACTAAGAGAGAGCTAGCGCTTGAGATAGCTAAAGTTAACGGGTAGAGAGAGTTTGATACAAAATGGGTGTTTTATACAACGCAACCGACGCTAACATTCAGTTAGAACTTGACGACTTCAACGAGCTAAAGCAGAGGGTGTACAGCCAGTTCGGCTGGCCGACGGTCGCCGTGGAGATAGGCGACGACAGCTTTAAGTACATAGTTAAGAAGGCTATATCGTTTCTAAACACCTACTCCCCGAGGGAAGTACTAGTGTCTAAAACCGTTAGGCCGTACGTTACTCTGTACGAAATGTTTGACTTTCCGCAAGTAAACGGGGTGCTGGACGTTTTTGTCTCAGTGGAGTACCTGATAGGTTTGGGTCTACCCATCCAAGCCGTGCTGGGGGTGCCGATGTCGCTAGCCGCGGCTAGAAACAGCCAGCACTTGATCAACTTCATATCAATGTTTCAAGCGTACGACGTTGCCAAGCGGATGTTTGGAACGAAACCCAGGGCTGAGCTTGTCCAGCCAAACTTTGTCAGCATCAACCCAGCGCCGTTTATGGAGACTATATTCAAGTTTGACTTACTCGTTGACCACCTGCCGGACCTTTCCTCCCTAAATGACTTTGAGATTAACTGGCTTGAAAGGTTTTGCCAAGCCAACGTAGGCAAAGTGCTGGGGCAGATAAGGAGAAAGTACAGCGGCGTTACACTACCCGTAGGGTCTCTGGAACCGTCGGGTAACTCACTGTACGCTGAGTCGGTAGAGATGGAGAAGGCTCTAATTGAAGAGCTAAAGTCTAGGCATAAGTTTCCCGAAACGTTCATCGCGGTCGGGTAGTAATCACATGAGTAGCGCGATATTTTACGAGTTATTCGACGAGGAAGACTTCGAGCAGTTTGTAAAGAGTGTTGTAAAGCTGTTTAGGCTCAGCCCCGAGTACGGCATGTGGTTAAACCAGTGTAACAGGAGTACCTGCGCCGCTACGGGAGTTAACAAGTACGAGTCCAACGTAGACATAGAGGTACACCACTACGGTAAGACTATCTGGGACTGGGTAGAAACTATAGTTGACAAGTTTGTTGAGCACGGCGTTCCCTTCAACACCTTCTTCGTGCTGATGATACTGGCGGACATACACCTGCAGAATTGCGTTCCGTACGTTCCGCTCATGCACTGCGTGCACAAGATGCTCCACTCTAGCTACAGCGACACGGTAAAACTGTACCCCGATATAGAGAAGAGTGTGTTTGAGGGAAACGTGAAGAAAGCGTACTCAATAATTGACCAGTATATAAGTTTATATAAAAAATACAATACTACAGAGGAGGAAAGTAGAAGTGTCTCAAAAGGCTAACCGCGTTATAAAGATGGTGTTTACGCTAGCGAGTGGTAAGTCCATCGTAGTTACGATGAACGAGGAGCAAGCTTTCTCAATCTACGAGCAGTGGGTTAACTTTATTCCCAAGGAAAAAGTCGACGTTTCGAAGATAAAGATTGA